ATCTTAATTGCTGGTAACATTTCACCACCTTCACCCTCTACTTCAACTCTTGAAAAATTGATACCTTTTCCAACAACCCGGTTAGAATGTGTATCAGTAATTGGTGCACCTCTGTCCATCCATATTGGAAGAACTTTCATTAATTCATCAGTAATAGTTACTTCACCTTGTTTATCTTTCATTTGGACAGTAAGAACACCCTCAAAGAACCTATCATCAGTCTCAGTAGGTACAAGAGATTTAGTTATAAATGTTCTAAAAAACAAACTATCCATAGTAGAATTGAACTGTATTTACTTATAAAGTTTTATAAAAAGATAAAAAGTGGTGTAAAAACACACTAATTATTGATCGTATTTCTTTGCTTTGCTGACGGCATAATCAACAGAGAATCCTGCTGTTAAACCTATTAGGATTAATCCTAATGTGTCAAGACCTGACAAAGATATTGTTTGTGCTATAGCAACACCTGCAAATCCAGATACAATTATTGCACCGAAGAATTTCTTGATATCATATCTTGGATCTGCTGATCCTAGAAATCCTCTAATGGTGTTTAATATTGCACCTGATACTGTGGCGATTACTACTGCTAAAAGGGCTTCAACCATAACAACATTCCAAAAATCCTTCTATTTAAAGTTTCATGGATGATTTAGTCATAAACCATAAATATCAATCATCTTTCAATAATTCTTTTACTAGGTCATCTAATTCGGAATTTGCTTCTTCTGGGTGTAATCTATTGGATTGTCTGTCTACTGCCTTGGCTAGAATGATTAATGTTTTTTGTAACCTCGATACTGTTTCACATAAATCACTCTGTGTGGAACTCATTTTTTTGAAAAATCCATATAATGCACCACCCATGCCTAATATTACTGCAATCAATACAGTTTCAATTACAGCAGACATTTCCATATCATATTTAAATGTATATATTATTATTTAAATTTGTTTCATTTTATAGGAACAAGATACTTTTCTTCTATCATTGTCAATAATACTAAAGGATTTGCCTCTAATATCTCAGAAAATTCGGCATCAACTTGTTTTCCATTAAATCTTCCACACTTATAACATATATAAACTATGTTTGTGCTATCAGTGTATCCAAATTTTTTACCTCCACATTCACATTCAATCATATCTTCCATGAAAACAACTAGCAATCATTTATTAATAAGTATTAGGTTTGATTTGTATGGCATCATCATTTTATATATATGAAAGTTTAGAAGAATATAAGAGAATTTATGGCATGTTTGCAGATAATCCAATGCATCATGTAGATCTTATAGACATGTTCATCAAAGGTAATAAGTTATGGATAGTCACAAATACAAGTAAACTGAAAGAAAAGCCACAATTTTCACATACAATGGTGCATTTTAGGAATGGTTCTGCTGAAGATTACATGGAAGGTGACGAAATTTGTATAACTTTTGATAAGATTAAGTACAATTCTTGTAAAAAAGTATTAGAACTTCATCCAAGATTGTTAAGAAAACCCCTTATGTCTATCAATATAGGAAGATATTATGGAGAAAAGGTTAAAGGTAAGAAGAAGATTAACTATGAACATAGGTTTTATGACTTGGTAAAAGACAGAATAAACTTGGTGATCGAATAATGTTAGGAATGTATAAGATTGTAGAGTTGTTGAAGGAAACAAATACTAAATTAGACAAGACAAACGTGTTGCTTGAACAAATAGAAGAGAATCTTAGAGTTCCAAACATGGTTGAATGGGCAAGATTTAGAAATTCTTTAACAAAGATTACTTCCGATAAGACTTAGTTTCACCAGAACTCATTATTTTAGCCCAATCTTTACCGTGTTTCTTTCTCATATTTACCCAGAAAGGATCAACCTTGAACATTCCTCCTTTTTTATTATAATCTCTTGTAACATTTGCTATTCTTCTGTGGCAAGTTTGACAAAATCTTCCATTTACCTGTTCTATTTTAAACTTGTATTCACCACAAAAATAACATAACCCATAATGTTTTTCTGTAACCTTTGCTAATAATGGTTCACGACCTTTCTTTCCGGCACAGTCTCCACATATATCTGCTATTGTAGCAGCTGCAACGTCGACTTTCATACATCCAAGACATACAGCCTCCTTGTAATTATCTACTTTGGTGTACTCGTCACTTTGATGTTTCTCCCAAAGTTTCTTTGTAAGGTCGTTTGAGTTTTTATTAGTATCTAAATTAGTCGGCAATACCTACATCCTTTTTAATGTTCAATATATCTTTATGGCATTTTGTGAGTGCATTTATAATTGAACTATGGTCAGTACCATTTACTGCGAATGCAATATCTCCTAACAATGATTGAATAATACTTGATTTAATAGTATTCTTAGGTTTTGCTTTTGGTTTATTTGTATATACAGGTACGTTGCCAAATTCAGTTTCAACAACTTTTTTCTCAACCGGTTTTACTTTTTTTACAATCTTAGGTTTTACTGTATTTAATTCTGTCTTTTTTAGACCTTTTGTTGTGCTAGCTTTCTTCTTCATCTTCCCACCTCCTTGTCATTCCTAATTCTGTTTTAACAAGTTCTCTTGCTTCTCTTACTGTCATACCTGCTTCCTTTCTTAATTTATCAACTGTGTCTCCCTTGTTCCATTGGAAGTCTATTGCATCTTGTAATGTTGACTTTACAATTTCAAAGTTTGTTGGCGTAATGCCTTGAGGGAATTTAGGAGTTGAATCTAAACCTAATGATTTGTTCTGAGAACCGGGTTTCTTTTGAGGACTTCCTTGCATAAGTCCGCCAACTCTTGATGGTTGGTTAGGGGATGGTTCACCTTCAAACCTTTGTGAGTCTTCTTTAGGTGCTGCCGTTCCTCTACCTCGTCCTCCAGGTTTTTTCATAGTCTCTCCTGGCTCTCCTCCTTGATCACCCAACATCATTTCTTCTAAAGAGATGACAGGATCTTTGGATACTTTGAATTCACCTGTGTGGGTTCTAGTAATTTCAAATCCTAATGTTTGTAGTGATTTCATATTTTCAATCTCGACACCTTGAATTTGCAAGTCTCTAAGTTTGTCTGTTTCTTCACCAGTCTTCAATCGAAGTTGCCAATCGGTAACACCGTTGAGTTTTGCAATTTTTTTGAAGAATGAATTAAGTAAAATTTCCTGTCCCCATTTAATGGCTCTGTTTGTAATTGTAACTTGAAGTCCTTCTTGTGACCAACCGGTTGGAAGTTCACCAAAGTAAAGTGGAAGCACACCATATATTGCACCGATAATCATTCGGAGTTCTCTTCTAATTTCTGTAAATTGTAATTCTTTTAATGAACCGGTAAAGTCAAGCCATTGTGCCATGTTACCTGCACTTCCCTTGTCACTTTCAACAAGTAGTGGGTGAATCATGTAAGGATCTTCCTGTGCCTTTTGTTCAAGTACGTCCCATGACTTTCTAAAGGTTTCATAGTTACGTGATGCTACAACAAGCATTCCTCTTGGTGGTCTCATCTTGTCAAAGTATTTTCTAATATATTCATCCATATGGGACAAAGCCATTACCTTACTCCATACTGCATATATTGGAGAGAATCCATAAATTAAACCGGGTTTGTATTTACCAGCTCTAAATATAACTTCACCTTCACCATAGATAACTCTCTTTGGTTGTGGTATTCCTACAGAATATACAGAGTTTACTTCTATCATAGCCTTTAATGCCTTTGTTCCACATATGCTACAGTGGTCTTCGGTCAGTCTTTTGTTACGATGTTCGAATTTTGGGCATACATATACTGCATTATGTTTGTCATCATATCCAATTCTACCGTCAGAATCAGCAATCATTGCTACTTGTGGTGGATCTAATCTAAGTAATTCTTTGATTTCTGTCTTTTCAGGTACAATTTCTTTTGTATTATCATCTATGAAATAGTTTTTTAGTACAAGTAGGTATGCATTATCTGCTATTTCCAGGTCTCTTTCAAGTTGTCTAATAAGATCTTCAAAGTTTTGTCCGTTACCATTTACATCTTCATGTAAGATATTCTCTAATACCTTTCTATGTTCTGGTACAGGTCTGAGTAAATCGGTAGAATTACAATAATCACACTGTAATCCCTCTTCTCTTGATTGTGGATCGTTTGTTGAAGTGAAATCTGTCTTTTTGTTAACCAAAGCCTTTTGTGTAGTTGTTGAACCTACAGTAGATTCATTGTCTTCATTGGTAGAATTTGGTTGTTCATCTGCCGTATTGGTTGCAACAGGCTTGTATTGGAACTCTTTTGCACAGTTATTACATTTATACTTCCATGATTCGACTATCTCGAATCCGTTTTTGAACATTTCACGGTTAATAGTCTCAATAGGAATTCTTAAAGCATCAATATTATCTGCCAACTCATAGATCATAATGAGTGGGAATGGGAAAATTGGTAGT